ATCGTCGAGGCCCGCCAGAACGGCAAGACCGTCGTCTTGCAAGTGATCGTTCTGCACGGCCTGTTCCTGATGCCGTTGTCGATGATGCGGCTCGTCATCTGGACGGCGCACCTGTTTTCGACGACGCAAGAGGCCTTCCGTGATCTTGATGAGATCATCGCCGGGACTCCTGCGTTTTCGCGGCGGGTGAAGCGGGTCCACCGGGTGAACGGCGACGAAGGCTTTGAGCTCCACGACGGCCGCCGGTTGAAGTTCCGGGCCCGTTCGAAGGTCGGCGGTCGAGGGTTGACCGGGGACCGGGTTGTGCTCGACGAGGCGTGGGCGTTGGTGGCGAGCGAGATGGGGTCCTTGTTCCCGACGTTGACGGCTCGACCGAATCCGCAAGTGTTGTACGCGTCGTCGGGTGGTCTCGTCGGCTCCGACATGCTCCGCTCGATCCGTGACCGGGGTCGTAGAGGCGGCGACCCGTCGCTCGTCTACCTCGAATGGTGCGCCGACGAAGGCGACTGTGCGTCCCCGACGTGTGATCACCGTCTCGGCGTCGAGGGTTGTGTCCTCGACGACCGTGCCCGGTGGCAGCAGGCGAACCCGGCGCTCGGCCGGCGGATCACCGTGAAGTTCCTCGAATCCGAACGTCGTGCTCTCCCCCCCGAGGAGTTCGCCCGCGAAGTGCTCGGCTGGTGGGACGAACCCGCGTTCGGTGGTGGTGGCATCCCCGCCGACGCGTGGAAGAAACGTGGCGACCGCGAGGCGGTCGTCGAAGACCCTTGCACCCTCGCGTTCGATGTAGCGCCGGGTCACCTGTCCGCGTCGATTGTCGTGTGCGGACGGGCGTTGCATGTGACCGAACATCGGCCCGGTACTGGATGGGTCGTCCCTCGACTCGTCGAGATCGTCGCCGAGAAGAACGTGTCTGCGGTGGGGATGGACCCGACCGGCCCCGCTGGCGCGTTGATCCCCGACCTCGAAAAAGCCGGGTTCGTCATCTGCACCACGAAAACCCCGAACGGGAAGCTCGTCTTGTTGGACGGCCGCGAGTCGGTGCAGGCGTGCGAAGGGTTCCTCTCCGCGGTGATCGACGGGACACTCGTCCACCGTGACGAGAACGCGTTGAATCTCGCGGTTGAAGGTGCGGGGCGCCGTCAATCCGGTGATTCGTGGAAGTGGTCGCGGAGGGATTCGACTGTGGATATCACCCCGCTCGTAGCCGCGACCGTCGCTCGTCACTTGTGGTCGAAGCACAAGGCGAACCCGCCGTCGCCGTTGATGGCATATCGGTGATCGCCGCTGTTCTCGCGGTCGTTGGTGCGGTCCTGCTCGCGGTCGGTGTCGGGCTCATCTTCGTCCCGGCCGGAGTGGTGACGGCCGGGGTGGTGTTCCTCGCCGCCGCGTATGTCGTCAGATACTTGGAGGCGAACGAATGAATTTGCTTCGCCCCCTGCTCCGCAAGTCGGAGTTCCGTTACACGCTCACGGATTACGCGCAGACCGTCGGCCAGATGTTCGGCTACGGGTCGTTCGGCTACCAAGGAACCCAATATCCGTACGGGGTGACGTTTTCGCAGCCGGGTGCGAAGATCCAACCGATCGGCGAGAACTTTCAGCAGTACGTCACCCAAGGGCTCCGCGGCAACAGCGTCGTCGGCACCCTCGAACTCGTCCGCGTACAGGTGTTCTCCCAAGCCCGATTCCAGTTCCGTAGGCTCGTCGCAGGTCGTCCGGGTGCGTTGTTCGGCACACCGGCGCTCGCACCCCTCGAAACGCCGGACGGCGGCACCAACTCGTCGCTTCTCGGACAGATGTTGTTGGACGCCGACATGGCCGGCAGTTCCTACGGGTGTCTCCTCGAAGGCAGGGTCCACCAGCTGCGACCCGATTGGGTTGACACCGTCGTCGAACCGGTGTCCACCGACCGTGGTGAGGTCGGCTACCGGACGTACGGGTACCTGTTCTGGCCTGATGGGGAACGCGGTGGCGGTGCTCGCCCGACTGCGCTCCTCCCTAAGGAGGTCGCGCATTTCACGGCGATGCGCGACCCGCTCGCCCCGTGGCGTGGCATGTCGTGGGTGACCCCCGTCCTGCGCGACATTCTCGGCGACAAGGCGTACACGAACCACAAACTCACGTACATGGCGAACGCGGCGACCCCGAACCTCGCGGTGAAGCTCGACGCCGCGTTGACCCCGGAGCAGTTCGACGCCTTCGTCGACCGGATGGACGCCGCACACAAAGGACCGGCGAACGCCGGGAAGACCCTGTACCTCGGTGGCGGCGCCGACGTCACTGTTGTCGGCGCGAACATGGCCGAACTCGACTTCAAAGCCGTTCAAGGCGCCGCCGAAACGCGTCTCGCGGCGGCGTCGGGTGTTGGTGCGGTCATCGCCCAGTTCTCGGAGGGGATGCAAGGCTCCTCGCTGAATGCCGGGAACTATGTGGCGTCACGCCGCCGGTTCGCGGATATCACGATGCGGCACCTGTGGCAGGAAGCGGCCGCCGCACTCTCGACGCTCATCGCCGTCCCGCGCGGTTCGCAGCTCTGGTACGACGACCGTGACATCTCATTCCTCCAAGAAGACGCGAAAGACGCCGCCGAAATTGACCAGATCCGGGCGTCGACGATCCGCCAACTCGTCGACGGCGGTTTCGAACCCGACGCGGTCGTCGCGGCGGTGTGGCCCGACGCGCAACTTCCGCACAGCGGGAAGCTCAGCGTCCAACTTCAAGAGACTGGCGAACCCGCGGCGCTCGAACCGGCGCCTGAGGAGGAACCCACCAATGAGTGACGCGCCGACCGACAACTTGATCCGTGCCCGGTACACACCCGAAGCCGCGACACTCCGCGCCGATGAGGAATCCGGCCGCACCCTGTTCGGCCACTTCGCCGTGTTCGACACGTGGACCGAAATCGACTCCTGGTACGAAGGCACCTTCCTGGAGCGCATCGCCCCCGGTGCGTTCACCCGCACCATCCAGGAACGCGCCGGGTCGATCCGTGTGCTCTACGACCACGGCCAAGACCCGACGATCGGCAACAAGCCGCTCGGCGCCCCCGACGTCCTCCGCGAAGAAGCCGCTGGTGTCTACTACGAGTCCGAACTCTTCGACGCCGGATACGTCAACGACCTACTGCCGGCGTTGCGTTCCGGGCAGCTCGGCGCGTCGTTCCGGTTCTCCGTCCTCGCCGACACCTGGGTCGACCCGAAGAAAGCATACGCGCACAACCCGAAGGCGTTACCGGAACGGACGATCACCGACACCGACCTCTACGAGTTCGGGCCCGTCACGTTTCCCGCCTACGCCGACGCGTCCGCCGGGGTCCGCTCCGCAACCGATTCGTTCATCGACCGTCTCTTGCACGATCCGCAGTTCGTTGCCCGGTTCACGGAACGGGCCGGCCTCAAGATCGTCGAACAAGTGCTCGCGGGAGTACCGGCCGACGGCCATACCCCCGACCCTCAGCCCGAAGCGACCGACGGCCCTTCGCGCTCACCCCACCAACCTGCGCAGCGTCCACCGTTGACACGCGAACGCCAACTCGAGCGTCTCGCGCAAGTCACCGCCTGGGCGACTGCCGCTAGCGCGAGGAGCGCATAAATCATGGAACTGACCCACACGCAGGCGGTCCACCGCCTCAAGGACATCCAAGACGAGCTCGAACGTCTCTCGGGTAAGGCCGAGAACGGTGGGCTCACCCCCGAAGACGAAGAGTACGAAGGCGACCTCCACCGTGAGGCGACCGAAGTGAACGACCACGTCAAGAGCCTCGTGCGTGCCGCCGAACTCCAGCGGGTCCGCCTCATGGCCGCAACCGAACCGCGTTCCGGCCTGAAGGTGTCGCGCGGTTCCGACAACGGTGAACTCGACCGTGACATCCTCGACCCCGACTCCATCGAAGACCGCAGGTTCAAGAACCCGTGGGACCTTTCCGAGATGCGGACCTTCAACCGCACACCCGGCGAAGTCGGTTCGGAACTCCGGGCACGTGCCCTCTCGGCGATTGAGGTCATGCCTGGCATGAACCAGGAACGCCGCGAAGGCGCGACGAAGATCCTCGAGGAGTTCGACAACGACCAGGGTGACATCTCCCGGATGGCGCTTGCCACGTCGACGCCGGCGTATCTCCGTGCGTTCGCGAAAGCGGCGCGTGGTCAGATGCACACGTTCACTGCCGAGGAGCAGGAGGCCGTCTCCCGTGCCATGTCCCTCACGGACGCGGCCGGTGGTTTCCTCGTGCCGTTCCAGCTCGATCCTACGGTGATCATTACGTCGGCTGGTTCCCGCAACGACATCCGTCAAGCGGCCCGCCAGGTCGTCGCCACGGGTGACATCTGGAACGGTGTCAGCTCGGCGGCGGTCGCATGGTCGTGGGACGCGGAAGCGGCCGAGGTCAGCGACGACGCGACGACGTTCGCGCAGCCGGCTATCCCGATCTACAAGGCGGCCGGGTTCGTCCCGATCTCCTTGGAGGCCCTCCAGGACGAGGCGAACGTCGCGCAGGAAGTCGGGCGTCTCTTGACGTTCGGCAAAGAGACCCTCGAGGCGACAACGTTCGCGACCGGTTCGGGTGCAGCCCAGCCGACCGGGATCGTCGTTGCGCTCACGGGTACGGCGTCGGAGATCAACGCGGCGGCAGACGACACGTTCGCAATCGCAGACGTGTATACGATCCAAGGCTCGCTTCCGGCCAGGTACCGGGCGAACGGGTCGTGGTTGGCGAACAACTCGATCTACAACCTGATCCGCCGGTTCGACACGGCTGGTGGTGCGGGGTTGTGGACGACGCTCGGCAACGACCGTCCCGGCGAGCTCCTCGGCCGGCGAGCACTCGAAGCCGAAGGGATGGACGCCACGGTCACCGTCGCCGGTGCCGTAAGCAACTTCATCCTGATCTTCGGTGACTTCGAGAACTACGTGATCGCCGACAGGATCGGCACAACCGTCGAGTTCATTCCGCATCTGTTCCACACCGGCAACAACCGGCCTTCCGGGTCGCGCGGCTGGTACGCCTACTTCAGGATGGGCTCCGATTCCGTGAACGATGATGGCTTTAGAATGCTTGACGTCCCGAGCGCCGCTTAACCAACCCAAGTCGCACTGGACTCCGGTCGCGGAATGCCCGCGTAGGCACACGCGCCGGGGCCGGAGTCCACTGCGCTCCAACGAAAGAGAGGCCCAATGCCGCAACTCAAGGTCGTCGAAGCGTTCTCGTACACCGAGAAGAACGGGGTGCAACGCGTCCTGCGTCCCGGCGACATCATCGACTCGAAGGACGCGGCCGTGAAAGGCCGTCCCGCCGAGTGGTTCGAAGACGTCGAGCTGACGGCGGAACGCACGACGTTCCGTGCTGTCGAGCAGGCTACGTCGGCGCCGGGCGAGAAACGTGCCGCGAAGAAGCCTGCCACGGACGACGCTACGTAACGTCGTGCATCCGGCGGTGTTCGATTGGGTTGGGAAGTTCGCGACCGACACGGCCGTGAACGTCCTCGACATCGGCGGCCGCGACGTCAACGGCACTTGCCGTCCCCTGTTCCCGAACGCCGCCCGTTACACGGTCATCGACCTCATCCAAGGTCCCGGCGTCGACATTGTCGGCGACGCGGCTGAGTGGAACCCGCCACGCCGTTTCGACGTCGTCCTCTGCACGGAAGTATTTGAACATACGGCGCGGTGGCCGGAAATGTGTGCGACGGCGAAACGTGCCCTCGCTCCGGGCGGCGTGTTCGTCGTTACGTGCGCCGGCCCTGGCCGACATCCGCATTCCGGGTTCGACGGCGAGCAAGTCCGGCCGGGGGAGCATTACGAGAACGTCGACCC